AACAGTAGGTAATTGTTTACTATCTATAGGATTTAATTTAGATTGAATATCTCCGTAAGTATTAGCTATTTTATCAATATTTTGATAAAGTTGTTGTTTTGTTTTTTCTCTTGATTTTTCTCGTTTAGCTTTTTCTTCAGGTGATAATTCAGTGTCATCTTTTCTAAATGATGAAGTAAATTGACCTGTAGATAACAAATTATCAAAGTACTCTTTTAAAGCATCATTTTTATATGCTTTTTCAAAATTAACAATTTCTGCTTCTTCCTCTGGGCCTGATGGTGTGTTTACTAATATAAAGTTATCTCCAAATATATTCTTATACTCATCTAATAAATTGTAAACATTAGCCCAAGTTCCTAAAACACCAGCGGCTGGTACTTTGCGTTCACGTTTATAGTTTCTTAAAAATGATACTATAGGATGAGCGTAAACCATTAACATCATTATATCATATCCACCTTCTTTTAACATATCTAATGTTGGTTGAAGTGTAGATAAGTTAGATGCTGTGGTATCGTAAATTAAATTACGTTTAGCCGCTATAGCGTTAGGTAGATCTTGTTTTCTTATTTGAGATGAAGCAGCTGATAAATTACCAAACATTGGTGAATCTTTATCTTCTACATATTTATCCGCGTTTAAGTTTTCAAATCCTTTTAATTGGGAATCAATTGTTTTTAGGATTGTTGATTTACCTACTGATGCTCCTCCGGCCATTATTATAGCTTTTGGTTTGTTTTGTACTTCTTTTAATAGATCAGTGAGTTTTATCATCTTGCTAAATATAATAAAGAGATTTGGCATAGCCAAACCTTTTATCATAAATATTACAAGTCTTGTCGTTTTGCAGTAGTTCTAAACGACTCAAATATAGGTGCCGATTTAGGATTTTCAAGATCAAATAATTGACGTACAGTTTTGAATATTTCTAAATTTTCCTCAAATGTACGCTCCGACTCATATATTTCCCATCCTTTACCTGTCATTTTTTCTTTGTTTAACTTACGTTTAGATGATTTTAACCATAACACAGCAGCGTGTTCAGCTTCTTTACCATAACACTCTTTATAACATTGTTTGTAAACAGCTGTTTGTAATTCATATATTGTTTGTAAGTGATTAGATGTTTTAAAGTCAATAATCCATAACTCACCATCTATTTCACAAACTAAATCACAAGTACCAGCTACTTTTAATTCATCAGAAAATAAATGTACTTCTGTTTCAATTAATTTAGGGTTGTATGTTTCCCAAAATTCAACAAAACGTAAAAACATCATCCATACGTCTGGGTTGTATTGTGGATATCCATGTTCGTTTAAAAATGCTAATTCTCCACCATTTAAGTATTCTTCAATCATTTCATGAACTTGAGTACCTTCTTCAGCGGCTTTTTTAACAATATATTCTGATGCGTAACCTACTTTTTTTAGCCAATCTTCAAAAAATTTACCTTTAGGATATGTTCCTAATACATAAGTTACTGATGGGTAATATTCTCCATTTCTTCTATAATACCTGGAGTCGGGTAATGTGATTTGTTTATGGTCGTCTGATATTTCTAAAATTCGACTATATGAATGTTTAATTTTACTCATATTAATTGTAGTTTTTTCTCAAATAAATCTGAGAATGTTAATGGTAAAGTATTTTGGATTAAGGAGGTAAATTTTTCAAATCCCATTTCACTAGGATCTTTATCATCCATATCCACTAGGTATACTTCTTTACCTTCGTTTAATAATTCTTCACAGAATGAAAGTGCTTGTTTAATAGCATCTTTATCTAACGCTATGTATATTTTTTCTACTTTAGATGTTACTAATTTTTTCTTTAGAGCTGTTTGGATATTTTTACCTAATAATGGGATAACATTGCGTTTAATAGCTAACGCATCAAATGGTCCCTCACATAATGTAATTGGTATATTCCAATTAATAAACAGCTCAAATGGAATTATATTTCTAGATACATCTGGGTTTTTGTATTTTATAGATGAATTTTTGTCAAAGCTTCTAGCAGTAAAATAATTTAATACCCCATGTTCGTCATATGAAGGTATTATAATGCAGTTGGAGTACTTGCCATTATCACAATAGCCTAAATTATATTTAATAATGTCGTCAGATGTAATATTTCTGCGTTTTAAATAACTAATAGCATGCTTATATTCAATGCTATTATTAGGTTCTATTAATGATTTAAACTCTGATGGTAATTCTACTTTAGTATTAGTTATGTTTACTTCTAAATGTTCAGAAACATATTTTACTAATGATTTTACTTCAGCTATTTTATCAGCGGGTGCTGCTATTAGTTTAAATAGTTTAGTTAAACTTTTACCTCGTTTATCACAAACCCAACAGTGCCATGGGTGTTCACCTTTTTCATTTTCAGATAAATTAACTTCTAGTTTTGGTTTATGATGATTACAAAAAGGACAATGGTAAGCGTAGTTACCTTTAGAGGTTTTTTTACCTATACCTAAAACAGAGTTTAATGTTGAAACTAAAGCTTGATTTACCATAATTGTATGATAATAACAAACTATTAGAAAGCCAAATCTTTTTTAAAATATCTAGCCTGTATATTATCATTGTAGCTATCTTTTTCTAAAACTTCAGTTACAAATTGATATTTAGCTTCAAGATATGATAAATGTTTTGATGACCATGCTAATTCTAATATTTCTCTATAGAATTTATCTTCACCTAATGATGCTACATCTTCAAGTAGTGGTTTACAACTACCCCAATATGTTTTCCAATCTGATTCAGCATAAGTAACTTCTTTAGTTTTCTTACGACCAGGACCAGTTTGTTCAGCTATAGCTTTTTTACCTAGTTTTTTAGTTTTTTTATGTTGTAGGAATTTTTTACCAATATATATTTTACCGTTGATAGTGTTAGAGATAAGATAAACAAAACCAAATGGTGTTTTATCACCAAAATCTTCTATGTTTTCTATCTTTTCACCTTTATATAACCAATTTACCATAATCTTATTTATCTATATTAACTAATATTGTTGTATCAGTTGTTGCGCTTGTTGGAAGTGGTTGACCTAATTTAGCTACCATTAATAATTCTTGGTTCTCATTATAGAATCCTACTGTTGTAACATATGGACTAAAATATGAACTTGTTACAAAATTATAAACAGTACCTTCTGATGACCCTGATATTAATGATGGGTTTAAACTAAAATTGAATTCTTCAGGTCTAATAGTGCATTTATATTGGGTTTCAAATATTGTTCTTGAACTTTGGAAACTACATGTTATATTGTTAGTCTCACCTATCCATAACATACCATCAACTGTTAATGGGGATATACTACTATTAGTCCATATTATTGTTCCATGACTGTAATTTATTATACCAGCTGTTTTACCAGGAGATGTATAACTACTTGATATTACAGTCAATATTCCTTCTCCATTATCTTCATATTCTTCAAATCCAAAATAATCGCCTGCTGGGTCAGCTATTTTAAAATAAAAAGTATTTGGATTTATGTAATCCCCAAACATATTTTTAGGTATAGAAAGAACTGTAGCTGTACCTATAGGAGAGAAATATCTTTCGTATCCATAATTAGATGAATAATTGTATGAATTAGTTTGAAATAAACTAGTTTGCTCATAATTATAGAATCTACTATAAACATCAGTTAATGAACTATCTTCAATTACTTGGCCTAAATAATTAGTAATATAAGGAGACCCACTAATTGGATTTGATATGTAATTAGTATAATATAATTGCTTAATTGAATTATATAATGGACCCCAAGTTATAGAACTACTATTAAATCCGGGGATTGAGGCTGATGTGAAAAATATGGGGGATAAAATATTGTAACCATTAGTAGCGGCTAGAATTAAACATCCAACATTATTTAAAGACGCGCTCCCTTCAAAAGAAAAACTTTTGTTAACAACTAACGGAGATACAATAACATCCGTACTCAAAAATTGTTTGAATGCGCTCATTCATTAAAAGTCTAATTTAACACGTACTAATGCTTCTTTTGTAAAGTCTTTCTTAAGTGGTTTAGATAACTTAGCTACTGCTAATAATTCATTTGAATCATTATATAAACCTACTGTTGTAATATAAGTAGTTGGGCTGTTGATAAACAAATCATATAATACAGCTCCTGTGCTACCTGATATAAAGCTTGGGTTTTCAGTGTAGTTAAATTCAGCGTTTCTTGCTCTACAAAATACAAAATCTGAGGTGATTGTTTCTTGTGAGTTTAATGAGAAACTACTTGTAAATGATCCTGTGGTCATACCTATTCTACCTGAGGCAGTTGAGTATAAACGTAATGGGTTATTAACATTAGTATTAGAGGTTCTTAATGTGTTTAAAGCAATACCTCCACTAGCAAATGGTAAATCTAAAGCAGCAGCGTTTAATATGATAGTTCCAACATCAGGTAAGAATAAACCATATGATCCTGATACTGTCATACCATTGCTTATACTTCCAAGTATAGTTGAGGTTGTGGCTGTCCCATTACTTCCTGATACAATTTGGAATACACGACCAGCATCACTATATGTAATTGTAGTTGTGTCTAAACTATTATCTGTTAAAGTAATAGAATTAGAAGCAGAGTATAATGTTAAATTTAATGAACCAGGGAATAATGATTCTTTATATCTTGCTCTATCAATTGTGATAGCATAGAAATCTTGTTGAGATGGAGTTATAGTTGAGAATGAAAAATTAGTATTCTCATCTCCATAAATCATATTTCTCCATTGACCATAAATTGTTCTAGTTGGTGATAACCCATTAATCCCAGCATCATATAATAAAGATCCAGAACCAAATTTATTACCATAAGTAATATTAAATTGCAGTTCAGTTGTTGATGGATTAGTTGATGGGTCTAAATTATATATATTTAAATAATAATTTCCGGATGTGCCAGCTATTTGTACAGATGAAGTGTACATAGTAGTTAATGGTGAGAGGTAATTAGTCCAACATGGAGCAGTTACTGTATCAGCACTAACTAAAAAATCTTGAGGGTCTAAAGCTTTATATGACATTTTTTATAATATTTTTATTAGCTAACTTTTGTTATAGTGATTGGAATAGTTACTCTTGCTCCACTATCTCTACCTTGAACAATCAATATAGTTTGTAATTGAGTTTGAGAACCAAATAATGTATTAATAGTGGTTCCAGTCATATTCAATGTAGTACCAATTACTGTCTTAGACACATTAGTTCCAAGAGTAGTTGTAGCATTAAGAGAAGTAGCTTGTGTTGTATTAACACCTACACCATTAAATACACTCATTGTTCTAACATCACCAATAGTAAAATTATATCCTGATGTTTCAAATGTTTGTGTTCCACCTAAATAATTTAAGGTTTGTGGAGTAATAGATAATGAAGCTCCTTGCTTTAATACAATATTTGTATAACCAATATTAATAATAGGCATTCTAGCAGTACCACGTGGTAAAGTAGTAAGCAAATACTTCATTATTTGAGTTTCATCAGAAAAAGCTTCTAATAAAGGCATTCCTTCAATCGCTTGACCATAATAAACAGAACCTGATGGGTTATTAGGGTTGTAAAGAGTATAATCTATCTCATCATCAGATAAAGCAAATTGTGTAATTCTGAATGAGCCATCGTTTTTGGCTAATAATTCTCTACCTTTTTTAGTTAAGATAGCGTCTACTGTTATGATTTGGTTATTTAAATATCCCATTTCTTTTTTATGATTTTATTATAAATATTATGATAATGTACCTTCTGCGTTAAGTTTGTTAATTATAGTTTCAAAATTATCTTCTAATTCTTGAGAGGCAAATTGTGGTTTAATAAACCCAGTTAAAGGTTGACCAGTTGTGCCAGGTGGTTTTTTAACATTTAGTATAACATAGTTACCATTTGGTATCACTCTAAATACACAAAAGTGGTCTAATATTGATCCTGTAGGAATTGGAGGGTTTATTTCTAAAGTTATTCTTCCATCAGCTAATGTACCAACATTATATATTTTAGATTGTTTAGAAGGATCATACTCAAATCTAATGTAATCTCCAGGTTGTAAATTGGCAGGAAAATTTATCAAATTAAATCCAAATGCTGTTGAAGCTGTTGGTGTTAATTGGACCATATTATTATTTAAAAAACCTGATAAACCTAGGGAAGCGGTTAACCATTGGGTTTGATTTGAACCAATTGTTGGATATGTAGCTCCATCCCAATATGATGATGTTATTTGAAGATTATTACTATAATTAGAATTTAAAGAGAAAAATGTTCCACCAACTGTGGAAGGGGTTCCAAATAAAGTAACATTAGGTGATACATCATTAAAATAGTATTGAACTCTTACTTTGTCTCCACTATTAAATACATAAGATAATGTCTCAAATGTTATATATCTGGTACTTGTTTGGTCATTATTCCCATCAGAAGAATTTATACCAGCTTGTAGTAAATTTCCTAAGTCATTTATAGTTAAATTATTAGGTTGAGGATTAGCTATAGGAGAATTTGGTAAAATTTGTAAATTTAAAGACTGAGAGGTGACCCAGTTATCAGATGATTTGACTATTTCAATGTTTATTTTATTTGAGTACCATTGGGTACCATCATAATTACTAAAAGTTGAGAAATCTTCAAATTTAACAGCTAAACCAGCTTTAAGTTTAACTTCAATACCATAATCAGAAGTTGTTGAACCAAACTCATACTCATATGATGTAGTATTATAATCTCCTAATGGATTTAAAGTAGTTGTTTCAAATGGTATAACAGCTGTAGTTGTTGAAGAAAGAGTAATATTACCTGATTTTAATGCTTTAAAACTATAATTTGGTGGGTTATTTATTTGTTGTATAAAACTATTATATTGAAAAAAACTCATTGTTGGTAAAAACTCTGTTCGAATTGAACTAGTTTCAGTTACTAATAAAGTTTCTATTTTACCAATATCTGTTACTATTTTATTTCCTAATAAAGTCTGAAATGCAACTGTTCCTTCTAAGCTAGTGACATTCACTATTTTCCCAGATTCAAAATTTTGGTTTAAATTTAGTAGAGTGGTTGAATTAGCTTGAGGTGTGACAACATTACCTTGAGAGTCAATTAAGTATTTAATAAAATAAGCTGTTTGGTCAATAATTTCAGGCCCAGTACCTCCTATACCATTAAAATAAGCGAAATAAGTTTGATTTTTTTCAGCAGCGGATAAAACTCCATATCCACTATTATCTGTAGTAGTAGTATTAAAATCACCAGATATATTACTCACTAAAAATCCTTGAGGATCATTATTAATACTTGTAGGAGTAGGGTTGTTATTTTTGGTTTTAAATACTTTTGTAAATTTCTCAGACATAAACTTATTTATACATTATAATTATATGAGGTTGTTTTGCTACCATTATATCTAATACCAGACCATGCTCTTGAACTATAATTAGAATCTTGAACATATGCTCTATCAGCTGTTCCTGATATGATAAGATCAAAATTCACAGGCGTCAAGGGATTTTGAGAATAATCTATATCCATCCAAACATTTGAATATTGAGGTATTTCAGCATTGTTTAATAATGGATTATAATCACTATTAAAGAAATTAATAGCATCTGGGTTAGGTACAGTGATTAATGATGATGAACCATTAAATGGAGCAGCATCATATAATGACATACTTACATGGAAGTCTTTTAATGATAAAATATTTAACCCAGCATCTCTACTTAAACCAAACCCAATTTGATCATTTTCTATTATAGAAAATGAAGATGTTAGATATAATGTGACATCAAAATTACCACCTGGGAAACTAGAACTTATTAAAGTTGTTTGTGTCCCTCCATTAAGTACTGTTCCACCATCTTTAGTTATATAAGCAAATAATTGAACTGTGCCAGTACTTAATGTAGTACTTCCACTAATTTTAACTTGTATGAATTTATTAGGAGTTTGACCTGAGGTGTATATCCCAGATGAGGCTGTCATAAATCCTAAAGAGTTACCTGTTATAGACCCATATGATGATATTTTATTATTATAATATTCATTATTTAATCCTAATGGTACAAAATTATAAGTGAATAAACTAGCAGATGTAGCTAAAAAACTATAATCATTTATATCTCCAGCTGATGATGTAATAGGTTGAGGGTATGTTAATCCAAATACAAAATAATCATTTTGAATTTGAGATGTAGCTATATTATATTGTAATACTCCCACATCAGGGTGATTGATTCTAAATGTTTGAAGTTGAGATAAATAGTCAGATTTATCTGCCCCAGTAGAGTCAAATTTATTAATTTTTATATATTTAACACCATCATTAAAGATGGTTCCATATCCTGTTGGCATAAATTATTTTGTATTATCCTGGTTCAAAAGCTGTAGGTACTCCTGGTGGGTTTATGTTAAGGAAACTACCTGTGTCATACCATAAATATACTTCTCCTAAATTTGGTGAAGTGTTAATATCTAAAAAATCATCTAATGAAGTTATATTACTAATATATAATGTAGGAGAATATAAATTTTCTACTAATGAAGGTGAAGAATATTCATTAGCGGAAGTTAATTCACCATTTGTAACAATAAATTCAGTTCCTGGTAATTCCCCATTGTAAAACTCATATTGTGATGATTGAGAAATATATGATATACCTGTTGGCCCTTCATATGTTTGTATCCAATCTTGTGCAAATGTTGTGGTGTTATATTGATTAAATGTACCTCCAGTACTACCACTCATAAAAGCAGTATCTATAGATCCACTATAATCTAATTCTTCCCACTCAACTTGCGGTTGCGGATATTTATTTCTTTCTAAGATATGTTGTTTAATAACCACACCTGATGTTAGACTTGTTCTAGCAGGAATAAAGTCTTTAATCATTTTAAATAATGAGTTATCAAAATATTTAATTAATCTTACATAATCTTTTAAATCATAAGTATCAAAATACTTTTGAAAGAAATTATTACTTAAATTTACTAAATCAGGATAAGTAGTAGCAGATGAAGATACTTGTCTTGGGTCACCAATATATTCTCCTATATTAAAATACCCTAATGAATCAATAATATCATCATTAATTTCATTTTGAGGTGAAAATGCTACTTCTAATAAATTTACATCTGGTGATTCACTTCCTAATGAAGGGTATGATTGTTCTATAGATCTATATTGTGATATAACACTTCCGGTAGGTAAACTAGAAGATACAATTTGTATTTTATCTGTTACTCTTCCTCTTAAACCTATTACAGGTGAGTTTAAAAATCTTGTTTCTATATTAGGGTTAAAAACAACATTAGTTAATATTGCATTATTAGAGGCTATAAATGAAGAAGTTTGTGCCCAAGAACCTGTCGCTCGAGGATGAACTGAACCAGAGTTAGTATATAAGTCTCCACCTAAAGGTAATCTAAAAACTAGGTAGTCATCATATAATATCTCTCCAGAATAGTCTATAGATTGAGGGTTCATTATATAATCTTTAAATGACTCTACACTTCCTGTTTTAATCCAATATCTTACTTCTTGATATGAACCTGTAAATCTGTTATATGTTGTACCTCCTATATCCACTGATGATGATAGAAATATAGATACCCCACTTCCTGTCCAAAAAGTATTAGCTAATGTTATTGATGAAGAAGATAAATATCCTACTTGATTACCATCATACCCATCATAATATAATTTATTACCAGCATATAAAGTGTAAGTGTCTTCAAATTTATTGATCATTACAGACCACCACCCATGATCAAAAAATGGTAAATATATACTCGCTGTGTTTGTAATATCATCTACTTTAGGATAAAATGTTAAATAAGCATGTTGGTAATAAGGATCTACTGTTGAACCACTATATGAACTTGTAGTTAAACCTGAGCCAGTATATTTAAGAACTAATGAAGCAGAAGGACCTACTGTTGATGAGAAGGATCTATTCCAAAGTTGATAATTTGATCCTGTGTCAAAGTTACTAGTTTTAAATCTAAATTGTATTGATGAGGCTTTAAATTGGTTAATACTGGCGCTCCATGCTGTGTTTAAAATCCATGGGGTAGTAATTAATGATGAAGCACTAGCTTCAGCAGCGTAATCAAACTGTTGGTCAAAATAATCATAAGTTGAAGTATCTTTATCTCGACCCCCAAATTCACTAATCCTTAAGACAGTATCAGGTACACCAAAACAATTTATTAAAGCGCGTAAACCAGGTATAGTACCTTTAGTTTTAGTTAGATAAGGTAAGTTATGATATATTCTTTTATATATCTCCTTATTATAATCATCTAATGGTGTGACAGAAGCATCATAAGAAGCTGTTATATAACTTGAAATATAATCTTGAAATGATCCTGTATTTACAGGTAATGTACTTGTCATCTCAGGATTTGGGTTACCATATCCTAAAAATGATGAATATAAATCATTTGAAGAAAAATTATTTTGATAGATATATACTCCAAAAGATTCTAAAGCTTGTTTAACTAAATCTTTAGAAATACCATAATTTAATCTATTATCTGAGTTATGTAATTCTGTAACGTCCTTATAATAAATCCATATGTTATCAAAATGCTGCCCAATCATGTTTATGAATAATTCATAAGGAGCATTTTGTGGATCATTTTTAATATAATCAGGTACAGTGTTATATAAATGATTAATATTACTTCTATCATATAAAGAAGCACTACCTAAAACACCTATGTAACTTTCAGCGTCTCCTAACCAATTTATTACTTCAGATGATGTTGGAGAATATAAAGTATAAGGTACAGTTGATGTAGATTTAGGCCAAGACCATGAACCTGTACCATAATATAAGAAATATTCATAACCATCAAAATTCTCAATAATACTATTAATTTGATTAGTTAAAATTATAACATTACTAGAAGTTGAATACCCAGTAAAAGAAGAATTAATAACATTAATTTCCGCTTGTGAAGATGAAATTTGATTTACTTTATAAGCAAAGTTATTTAATCTTTGAGTAGCAGATGAGAAAAATATAAAATTTTCAAAATCAGTATAATCAACATTAATTTTTATACCTGATGATGAGATTATATTATTTAATTGACTATATGATGTTGATAATAAAGAACTAGTTATGAGAGTATTATAATCCTGGTAATCTGTAGAATTATTTACTTCATCTTTAATAGGTAAATTAGTATTAGGGCCTCTTAATGGGAAAGATGTTACTGATGGGAGGACAGGATCAGGAGTAAAAGTTATATTAAAAGCTAAAGAATCAGCTATTTTAGTTACTATCCATAAAGTACTATTAACACTTATACCTGAAGGAAGAGGATTATATAGATTAATTAGTACTTCACCATCTGAATTAATATCAATATTATTGGCTACGGCTAGAATATTATTACCAAAATTTAAATAAAAATCTTCAAAATGAGTAAGATTATCATTTAAATTAAGTTTAAATTCATTAACACTTAATACTAACTCATCGTATAGTTCTTTTGGGTTAACTAATATTAACTCTGTTCTATCAGATGATATTTCTTTTATAAAGAAATTTTGGTTAGATGGAGAGGTATTTAATTGATTTTTATAAAAATTATAATATGAATTAAAATTACCAGATGTTACTCCTAATGAACCAATGTCTCCAAGTGGATTTATTATTATATCAGAAATAGAATCTGAAGTGACTGTTCCATCTAATGGAAAAGAATAATTATTGTAATCATATTGTATATTTAAATATGATGAATTTGGGGATGTGACTATATATTCTATATAGTCTACATTAGGATCAAAACTAGCAGGAACTTGGTTAGTTGTAACTAAATTTGCATTTAATGATCCATATGGGTCAGGTGGTAATATAGGATTAATCTCAGCTGCCATTATTATATATTTTGAGCACTAGATGAAATTTGTAAATTCACTAATTGTTGTTGTGATTCTAATAATTGTTGTCTTAAGGAAGATATTTCATCCAATAAAAGTTGTATATCTTCACTAATATTTGAACCTTTTATATATTCTCCACTTGTTTTAATTAAATAAGCATGAGAATTTATATCTCCTTGAGGAGGAATATCATAAAAAATTTTAGTATAATAATCAAAAAATTGTTCAACAGTTAAAGTATCTTCCTCAGGAGGTTGAACTTTAAATTGGGTAAAAGAAGTATCAACAACTTGTTGATATTCTCCTCTGTTATAAACAGTTTTATTTAAAGTGTAATTAGGCATTTATTACTTTAAAATTATAATTATTATCAAATACTATAGTACTACCATTAATAGTAGTTTTGATCAATATAGTATAATATCTTTCAGGTTCCAAGCCATTCATATAAAGATCAAAGTAATTACCACTAGGATCACAACTTAATTTTGTAAATTGAGTATCAAAATCAATTACATACTCATTAGTATCTAAATCTTTAACAGCATAATAAGAAGCTGTTGGTAAATAATATGTTTGAACAAAGTATGAAGCTGTTTGAAATACTCTAGATGGGTATTCAGGTCTAGCATTTACTCTAAATCTATTTATACTTTCAGGATAGAATACTCCTGGGTTTTCATCTATAGCAATTGTAGCTTCAGTTGTAGTTAATGGTGAAAGAGATCCAGTATTATATGAGAAGTCTATCCATTTGAATTCTAATTGTGGTGGGTATATAGTGTGAGTATCTCTAGAGAAATACTCCATAGTATTATTATATTGTAAACTATCTACAAATTCTACAGTTTGTTTAATAATAAATCCATCATTAGATATAGTTTTATTAAACCAATCATCTACAATAGATGTAACATCTACATTAATATCTTTATTATCATAATATGAAAAAGATTCTGATATAAAATAATTATAGTACCAATTTCCTCCACCTGAGGTAGACCCATATGATCCTGTAACTCCTGTTGGGTATCCAGATGTCATCCAATCGCCACTACCTGATGATGATCTAGAATACCAACTTACTCCATTAGTATATTCAGGAGAATAAGCGTATTTTCCTGTACCCATATTCCATGAACCAGATATTGGGTATATTTCTAATGTAATATCTGAGTTTAATCCATTAATAACAGAAGCATATAGTTTTAAAGAAGCACTCCAAGTAGACCCATTAATTCTATTATTAATAACATCTGATATCTCAGTATCTGAGAATTGTAGTAATGCTCTATTAGCTTGTGTGTTACCACTATCTTGGGCGTCTTCAATACTTACAGATAATATCTCATCTAACCCAGTATTTTTATTTGGGTATCTAGAATAGATAGTTGCATCTTTTGAGGGGAATATTTTATATACTGCCATTTATTATAAATATAATTTATTAGAAAGATACAACTCTACCTTTAATATCACTATCGGGATATTTAACCTCAAACATCATAGGATCTAAACTTGGATAAACAACATTACTTTGGGTAGCACCTGTAATATCATATGAGTAATTAGAATATCCTAATAATGAACCGTATTTATTTGTTATATTAACTGTTTTAACACTTTGAACTCCATCTATATTATCTAACATGATATATAAATCTCTTAATAAGATAGGTTCATTTATTTGCCAATTATCAATATTAAAGTATTCTTTTAATTTAGATATACAATTAGCTATAACTAAATTATTATTATAATTAGGTAAAACAACAATTTCAAAATCAACACCAATATTAATAATAAAAGCATCTTTTATTTTAATAGAGTCATTCATCATTCTATATTGAGATAAATATGTAGATAAATTTTGTTTTAAAGCAGGAGATGCTGTTCTTAATTTTTTATCAGCATCATATGATAAAACATATAAATTTAATATTGATGGAGTTTCTCCAGGTAGTAAATTTGATAATTTTTCTGATTCAACATATACTTTAGCTATATTACCATAATTAGAAGGTAATGACATAGCTCTAACCATATAGTCATCTAAAGTTACTGTTCGTTGTTGAGTTGTAAATGTGCTTAAAGATTTTATTCTTATATCATCATCTGAATCACCTGCTCCTCCCCCGTCTGAGGAAAATGGATTTAGTACAGCTATACTATTAAATACAGCGTTAGATAATGTAGGATCTAGTCCTGCATTTTGGAATTTAATTAAACTAGGATTGTTTATAACAGTTAAAGCACCCGCTGCTACATTTGATTGTAACCCACCTCCAGTTAAATATCTTACAGTTAAAGTTGTATTATATGGAGCTATACCATAAGTATCTGTAAATAAGAAATTTGTTGGAGAAAATGCTGTTGTTAATTTTGACTGTTTATATGGTAGTCCTAAACCAACATTATCTGGGTTAGGGGTAACTTCTTCATCATTATTTTGAGTGTTAGTTCCTGCTCCAAATTGTATTTGTAATAATGTAGGATTTATTACTCTAGTGACAAATCTTCTTTGAACTTTTTTAAGTTGTAATAGATATGGAGTATCACCAGCATCTGTAGAAAAATTAGGATTATTTATATTAGTATTTTTGATATTATCAAAAACCATTTCTTGAGCTAAGTAAGGTACTTCATACCATTTATTCCCATCACTATCTGTTATATCTAATATTCCTATAATATTAGAATCATTTATATCAACAGTTTGGAATCGTTGTGGATTTGTAAAAGTAAATGTAGTTGATTTGATTTCAGCTGAGATTGCTTTTCTAGTTTTCTTTAATAGATAATAGTTGGCATCATATAATGTTATTTCTGTAGGGTCAGCTGAGCTAGAGTAAGTAAAATCAATTGGGTCTTGAATTAAGAATTTTGAAGCTACATTAGTTGGAGATTGAATTGATAAATTTTCAGCTATATTTAAAGCATAATTAAAATCTGGTTGGTTACCAACAGATGGAACTTTTTGATATAGATCAATATCAGTAGTTGATACAGATACAACTTTAGGTTTATAACCTAACATATAAGCTAAAGCATATATGTTATTTTGTTGTCTTACATATTGAATAAAATTCTCTTGTATTTGGTTATCTAAATAGAAAGACATAACATCTCCTACATACGCTGCCATCTCTATAAACATAGTCCCTGGTGAGGATGGGGAGAAATCTGTGTATGATGTTGGGAAATAAGTTTGAGCGTAATCAAAAAGTGATGTTCTAAATTGATTAAAATCTTTATTTAAATAAGTTATATTTCTATTTTCGGTGGCCATGTTTATATAGATACATTTATTCTGTCAGTGTTACCTTCAATTGTATAATATTTAATTTCTATATCAATAGCATTATTATCATAGTCTGGGGTAGCTGTTACACTTTGTAATGTTATAGTTGGAAATAAATCTGTTAAGTCATTAGTTATTAAATTTTGGATAGAACTTAATACTGTACTATTAATATCATCAAATAAGTATTGCTCAAGACCTAATCCAAAATCGGGGTTTAATACTCTTTCACCTTTTCTAGTTAAAACATAATTAATAATATTTGATCTAACTTGAGTGGTAGTAGAGTATGTTTGATTAAATATAGCGGCGTTATTGAAAGGTATAGATACTCCTATAGCTACTCTTCCGCCAACATCTACTGGGTTTATATTTGGTACTCTGTATGCCATTATCCCATTAATCCCATTATTTGATCTAAACTTACTTCACCACCAGGTAAACTTGAACCTTCACCTGCTGTATTTACAGGAGGAGGAGTATATGTTGGTTGAACATGTGATGAGTTAGCGGTAATAGTAGCGTCAAATTCGCCTCCAATCATACCTCTTAAACTACGTTTAAGATCATGATTTACAGTTGATGTTGTTCCTGCTCCATGTACCATTACTGGTTGGTTTAAAAATGGGGTAGAAGGAGTGCTGTATGATTCTTGTACTACTGTTTTAGGAGCACGTACTGCTTCAAGAAGAATATCTTTTAACTCATCTTGAATTGCTTCACGTACTGCTTCTTTTATTAATTTTTTTAAAGCATCTGTTTTCATATCTATTATAAATATTTAATTAATCAGCTGTTATACTAGGATTTGAATCTATTATGAATTTTAATTGGTTTATTAGTACTGTTGGGTCTGAGGCGAATGATGAATCTGTTTTTAGAATAGAAACTCCCTGTTTGTTTTCAGCTGAGGCGTATCTTCTTATATATTGACTTTTATTAGTTTCATCAATTTTTACCACTAGATTAAATCCTTTATAAGTGTTATCATTTTGGTTTTCTATTGTAGGATTACTTAAAACATTAATCTCATCATTTATTTGTTCATAAGGAATTCCAGTATCTTCAGAACAAACTTGTAATAAAATATCTAACATATTTAAAAGTTTTATAATTATACCAAAAAATATACCAAATGAAGCGGCTGTTATTGTAATAATATTAACACTTTTACTAATATTATTAATTTGTTTTTCACTTTCAATAAGATAAGCAGCTACACCAGCTGGGGCAGGAGCAGGGATTGCTTTAACTGCTTGGACACCTATTTTTAGTCCTTGTAAAACTAAAGATAAAATTCCAGTATATGTAGCCATAGTTGTTATAGTCTCATAATTATTATTTAATTGAACAACTAATTTATTACGTTTATTAATTAACTCTCTTAATTTAGCTTGACTAGGACATTTTCCTTTTACAAGTTCTATAATTTGGTCTAAAGGAATATCTTTTAATACTGCTTGAACAACACTAGTTCCATAAGCTATTAATAAACTAATAACAGCTGGAATTAATATTCTTTTAAAAGTTTCTTTATTCTCATTAAAAAATTTAATTAATTTATCTCGAGTTGGTAATTCAGATTTAAGTCTAGCTAGTTCTTCTTCTTTACTTGTAATCTGTTGATTTATATCACTATTAGCTGTAGATGTTATGTCCGGGGTTGGAGATAATGTTAATCTAGAAACTTCATATATTTTATTTGAGTTAGTTTCCATTATCTTTATTTTTTATATGTTCTTTTATCAAAATCATTTATAATAACTATTTGAGTTATATCATTATCATAAATTAGTTTTGTTATTTCAAATGATTTATTTAAAGAATTATTAGTAAGATATCCTTTATCATCTCTATTATAAGAGACTATTATACATCCTTCTGAGCTGTTTTCACTTGAACCAGCATGAATTCGAATACCATTAAAATAAAATTTTGGGAAATTTATAACTTCTACTGCTTTTGGGCCTTCATTACCTACTCTAGCGAATACACCTTTAGTAGAGGAAGGAGACCAATTAGCTGGGTATTTTCCTTTGCCTTTTAATGGGACATAATTTTTTCTAAGTCCTTCAGCCCCAGTAGTATCTAGATTAATATAATAAATACCCGCGGGTATAGCTGTTTGTTTATCTATTTTTTTATCAAATCTAACTATATCTTCTACAGTGTATGCTACTACATTACCATTATGATATAAAGTTCCAATTGTTCTTCCTCCAGAACCTGGTTTAGCAAACGGGTGACCAGCTTCTATTCTTCCATCTCTTATTAAAACTAATGTATTATTTTGTTTATAAGTATTAAATAATAATTTAGTAGAAGGTAATAAATTATCTATAGATATTTCTTTATTTAACGCTACATTTAATGTTAAGGGTGTCTCAGATGTTAAAGAAGGATTATCAATTTTTTTTAAATCATAATTTTCTTTTTCAAAAGTAATATTAATATTATCAATATTAACATCAGTTGTTGGGAAGGAGAATTCCCACTCACCATCATCATTAGTAGTTATATTTTCATTTATATTACTTGTAATATTAATATCTGGGGGAGTAGCTGATGTGATATTTGCTCCAGTAACATTATTTAATGTTTCACCAATGTTATTTATAGTATCAGTTATATTACTTTTACTTTTAATAGTGACATTGACTCCTGATAGTGGGGTACCATCAGATGTTACTACTTTTCCTTTAAATATAGATTGAGGTGTTTCTTCAGCCATAATTATTGTCTAATTTTAATTTTATTAGATAATAAACTACCATTATCTTTTGGGGATTTATCAAGAACTTTTAAAATATCATCACAAGTAGCTTTTAAACTAGTTCCAACTACTATAAAGTCTGATATTGGGGCTCCAGTAGAGTCTACTGCGTTTGTCACTGATGTAGCTAAACTTTTTAAACTAGTCACTAATGATGATAGTTGCTGTATTAAATTTTCTCCTAGTACAGCTGATTGTAAACTAGTTCCTTCTGTTCCTTCTGATGATCCTAAATATATTTTATCTGCTGTTAGAGCTATTTTGGACGCGTCTACTCCTACTGTTTCCCTACAAGATAATTGTATTGATTTATTAGCTAAAGCTATTATTGAGTCAGTTTTAGCGTTGAATACTAATCTACCAGAATTTAAAACAATTTGGTTGGAAGAATATTGGTTTACATTAGTTGGAGGAGTTGAGGTATTTGATGAAAATGAAAAATTATTTGGGCTTGAAGCAAATAATGGGATAATTTGATTAGAAGTTAAATATATAGAAGATAAATCATTATTGATATCTTCAACTACAGGTATCCATACATCAGTTAAATATTCTGCTTGTCCATTTCTTATTATAGTTAATGGGTCTCCATTTGACCCAGTAGAAGACCAATTATTAGGTATAAAAGCATTATTAACAGTGGAGCCTAATCTTATTGAATTACCCCATCTGCCCTCATAAATTATATCTCCTTCATATGGTAATAAAGGATGTGTTTCTATTCTTTCACTGAATGTTTTACCTAAATAGATTTCGGAACTATCATCTGTTATTTGTCTAACAGCTCCTTGGAAAGCCTCTTGGTAATCTACTTGTTGGTTTATATTATTTGTTGGGTTATTATCATATCCAGGTATAGCATTATGAATTTGACTATTCCACATATTAAGTGGTGGGAAGTAATAATATGAATTAGAACTTAAATTTAATTGTATATTTGAATTAGGTAATTGTACTAGATATATAATTTCATTAACTAATGGATAATTTTTAATATTTGGGAAAATAGGTGTAGCGTATTGTTTTTGACTAAATGCACTCCCAGTAATAGGATTATCTATATATTCCCAAAATATAGTTCCTATACTACTCCAATCGCCAAATTGATTAAATAAATGTTTATTATTAATCCCATTTACTTCTTCAGAATTATCAAGTATAATATATTTTACCCTAGCAGGAATAATAGTACCTAACCCAGAATTAAATTGAGGGGCTCCATTAAGTTGTTGGGTATTAGATGTTGTATAAACAACATTATTCATCCCAACTGTACCAAATGATATATCTATACCCATTATTCTTCGGTTTTAAATTTATCTATCTCAGCTAATAACTGTTGTTTTTCTTCCTCAGAAATACCAAAACCACCATCAGTATTAGAAGCATTATTACTCATAATACGTTGAATAATTGTAGCCATTTTAATTAATTGCTCATCATTTTTAACACTTATTTCTAAGTATTCTTTAATTAATGGAACAATTAAAGTAGCGTCACCTATACTTTGTACAAGTGGTTTTAATTCAGAAATTAAGATAGATATTTGTTTCTCTTTTTTCTTTTGGTTATCATATATTTCCTCTAATATATCAGAGAATTTCTTTTTACCAAAAACAACATTATCTAAATTACTCATAATATTTATTTTATTTATAAATATCAATGATGGAAATCTGTATATCCGTTCTCTAAATAGAAATAATAATGTTGTTTAAATATAACATATAATTTATCGGCTATTTTAGTGATTTTAGGGGTTTTAGCGTCAATAATCTCACGAATGTATATATACAGTGCTTTCTTATTAAAGATGTCTATACTCTCTCTTTTACGGAATAGTTCTAAAATAGCATCTGCAATTTGAGCGTCACCTTCTTTAGGAAATAAACTGAATATATTTTTAGTACAATACTTAACATACTCATCTATGAAGTTAGATAATTTATCTTGAGCTGATCCTTCTTCAATTGAGTATGAAAAATTTTCATTTGATTCTATTTCTTCAATAGGTGCTTTATCAATACGTTTTTTATAATTTTTAGTATTAGTGATTATAAGATAACGTTTTGCGATAGTCCCAAAATATGAAAATGCTTTAGCTCCTTTTTCTGGGTTGAATAAATGGATTTTAGATAATAAAAATGTTATTACCTCATGTTGTAAATCTTCAATATTATCTACTTCTGTGTAATAAAATTTAAAGGTATGAATAATGTTTTCTGTTAATTTAAAAAAAGCATAGTGAATACGTTCACGATATATTTTATCTTTTAATTCAAAATCACTAGTATTATTGTATAACACAATTGCATTCTCAGTATCTTGAGTAAAATACTGAGTTGGTTTCTTTTTAACTTTCACCTCGGTCATAATTTTTTAATATTAAATTGATTTAATATATCTTGTAATTGTTTAATCTCTTTAAAAAAGAAACCTACTTCATCATCTGATTCAAATGAGCCTCTAGCATCTACTTCTTTAAGTTTTTTATCTGAGAATTCAATGATACCTGATATTTTATTTAGGTAAGACATATATCCTGCTAGAATATCTTCTTGACGTTCATTCTTTTTAAGAAGATTAAAGGTCGTGTATCCTAAGATCACGACCATTATTCCTAATATGATTGTTAATATTATCATAAGTCATTTAACATATTCATTAATCCTGTACTTTCAATAGAACCTAATGTTTTAGTTTTAATTGTTTGTTTAGGTGTTTTATTAGTGGTAAGATTAAAGTTATTTGATTTAACCTGTTTTTCACCTTTTAATTTAGGATTCCATTCGCGTTCAAACTCAATACGAGCAGCCATTAAATCAGCTTGGTGAACAATATAAATTAATGAAGTGCGAGGTTTTGTTTCTGGTGACCAAGACATTAAGTATGGCTTGTTAGCATCATCATATAAACCATCATGTAACTTAATTGCTAACCACTCGTTTTTAGACATCTGGATACCATGAGAAAATAGTAAATGTAAACTACGATCTGGTACTGACATAAACTCTAGGCGATCGTTGAATTTATAATCTTCACCTAGTTTATCTTTACGCCATTGGTCATCCTGAGGGATATAAGCATCATTATGTTCATCACCCATTTTACCTAGGTCATGATTTAAAGCTGCGAATACTAATTCTTCTTTAGTGTAAGTAGACTCATCTACCCCCATTTCAACCCAAACATCATTTAATTTAAGAGCACAATCTACTACTCGTAATACGTGATCTACGTATCCACCTGGGAATGCATTATGGTACTCTTTCTTATGAGCTGCTGGCATAAGCATAATACGTTCAGAGTACTTAGAGTAAAAATCTAATAGTTGTGAACAACGTGGTTCACTGATATATGATTTGATAGTTTCCTCTAAATCTATCCAGTTTTGTTGAATTTGTTCTGCTGTTAACTTCATATTAATTATACATTGTCTGTTCAGACTCAACAAATAAACGAATTTGTTCTGTTGTTTCTTTTAATTTTTCAATACCTTCCAAATATACTTCTATTGGTTGTTGTTGTTTAACAATAAAAGTTAATTGGTTAGCAATATTATCAATTTTATCTAATTGATGTAATACATTGTCTTTATTTTTCATAAATTTAATTTTAGTAATATTATCCGTAACCCGTGGCTACCTTATCACATTTTGTTTTCATTACGTTTTTGAATTGCTTCAAAACCCGTAGTTATAATGTAAATAATAGAAAATTGGAAGCCAAATTATTTTTAAGAGAGGTTTATAGTATTAGATATTTTTAATAAAAAAGCACATTTCTCATATTCTTCTTGTGATTCAAAATAATCAATAGACAATACAAGAGCCTTCCTAAAATCTTTATCAGCGTAAAATTTAAGGCATTCAACATGAAAAGAATTATCTACTTCTATTTTAGATAAATTTTCTAATGCTCTATTAAACACCATATAACACCCAGCTTTACGAATATCTTCTATATCTAATTGTGGGTCTGATAATTCAAAAAATTTAAGTAATTGTTGACTAAATGTTTGATAATTTATGATTAATTTTTTAAACATTCCCATCCATACAGCGGGGTATTCATTGAGGTTAATTTGAACATTTTCATCTTTTTCCTCTTCAGGGGTCTTAAATAAATTAAATATTTCTTCAATATCCATATATATAAATATATGATAAGTAGGGAAATAGCGGCTTTAAGCCGCTTTTATTATCATTTTAACCCTTTAATAATTGTTTTGTACCTTGTACTTTTAATTTACTTATTTCGTTTTCTAAATACTCTACTCGTTTAGTTAAAGTATAAAGAAAAGTAATTGATAAAATTGTTTCAATAAGTAAAATTGCAGTTAATATTAACATAATAAAAAAATTAGTGCGCCTGACAGGAATCGAACCTGTGACCTGCGGTTTATGAGACCGCTGCTCTAACCAATTGAGCTACAGGCGCTTAGCACTCAAGGTTGGACTTGCACCAACACGTTCTATTGAACTCGAAACCTTAGCGTCTTCTATCGAGTTACCATGGTAACTTCACTTTCGCCACTTGAGCAATATTAATATAATAAATAAGAATTATAAAGCCAAACTTATTTACAAATAGCATCAGCTACATATGAAGCAACCATAGCTTCAGGTTTACATCTAGGAGTGTAACCCATTGATTCTATGTATCCTAATGCTGCTCTTAATACTTGATTAGATTTATATTTAGGATCTGGGTTAAGATCTAAATCAATATAATTAGGTTCAATTCCATTCTCACTTAAAATCATTGCTGTTTGTAAAGAGTATTCTACTTCATTCCATAATCTAGTGAAACGATCTGGAATTCTATTAACTATATCTTTAGCATATAGAACATGTCCACCTTTTCCTGAATTATGTAATACAATAACAACTGCATAAGTAGTATAACGCTCATTTTGAGAGTCACAACCAACATAGATAGTAGTATCTGAGTTATTAGCTAAGAAATCTTTTACATATGGGATTAAGTCTACTTCTTTCCTAGTAGATAGGCTTTTGAATTTTAGTTCCATAGCTTTAATTTTTGAGTCAAGTGCTGGAGTCGAACCAACCTAACAGTTTTTGCAGAACTGCGCCTATAACCGCTCGGCCAACCTGACATTTATTATAAATAGTACCCCGAAAGAGATTCGAACTCCTATCTCTTGATCCGTAGTCAAGTGTTCTATCCATTGAACTATCAGGGCAAAATAGTACCTCTATAGGGACTCGAACCCCAATAACAACCTTAGAAGGGTCGTGTCCTATCCATTGAACGATAGAGGCAAATAAGCGGAGAGCATTGGAGTCGAACCAAATCCCCGAAGGGACACATTGCTTAGCAGGCAAGCCTAATCACCGTCATAGCTTACTCTCCTTTTTGTGTGTCTAACCAGATTCGAACTGGTGCTAACGGAACCACAACCCGTCGTGCTAGACCGCTAACACTATAGACACCATGTAGTACCTCCTGAGAGACTCGAACTCTCACTGCATTTAAGCACTGGTTTCTAAGACCAGCATGTCTACCAATTCCATCAAGGAGGCAAATAAGCGGAAGAGATAGGACTCGAACCTACACATCAGTTTCCCGATACCGGTTTTCAAGACCGGGGCGATACCAATTACGCTTTACTCTTCCAAAGTTCCTCACCTGAGATCTCAGTGAGTAGATTTTAACGGGTTTCTCTAACTATTTCGAGAACCTTCATCTGCGTGGATACGAACCAAACGCGAAACTTTTTCATTAGTGTCTTACCACATA